TAAGATGAAACTTTCTGATGTGAAGAGAGATGAACAGGACGGGTTGGTTCAATCCAATCAAACACAAACCAGTACACTTGGTTCTGGCTTCAATGGCGAAAACTTTGAGGAAAAGTTTCAGGCGGATAAACGGGCGGATAAAGAGAAGTTTACGAGTTGGAATATCTAATGAGTACCTATATTGATAAAAAGTTTATAAATATGGTTTCTCCTCAACTGGATAAGTTCAAATGGAAGAAGGAAAACCTTGCAAATTGTCGATGTCCTATATGTGGCGATTCGACAAAAAATAAGAACAAAGCAAGAGGATTTTTTTATCAAAAAGGTAACGATTTTTTCTATAAATGTCACAACTGTGGTGCAGGACAAAACCTATATAATTTCTTAAAGGATGTTTCACCTTCGTTATGTAAAGAGTATTCTTTGGAACGATATCGTAATGGTGAGAACGGTAAGTCAAATTACAAGAAGCCAAAGGAAGAAGACTTGTTTCGATTCAAAGACTCAGCACCAAAGTTTAAAAAGAAAGACAAATTGCTCGATGAGTTGACTTGTCTTGTAGAATTACCAGAAGAACATGTTGCAGTTCAGTTTGCCAACATGAGAATGATTCCAAAACAACATTTCAAGTTGTTGTATTATACAGATGACTTCACAACATTTGCAGGACACTTAGATGAAGATAACACATTATACGGCAAGGAAGAAAGACTGGTAATTCCATTCTTCAACAGTCATGGTGATGTTGTTGCATGTCAAGGTCGTGCATTAAATATGGCTGACGAAGTAAAGGCGAGAGAGACTGTCAAGTACATTACTATTAAGGGCGACAAAAGTATTGACAGACTTTGGTATGGTCTTTGGAGAGTGGACCCGAAGAAGAGAGTTTATGTTGTAGAAGGACCTATCGATTCATTATTCTTGCAAAATGCAACAGCAATGGTTGGTGCGGGTGCATTGAAAGAAGTTCCATTTCGATTTGAAAATTCAGATATGACCTATATTCTGGACAATGAACCACGCAACAGACAGATTTGTGCATACATTGAAAAACTTATTGAACTGGGTAGAGATGTTTGCATCTGGCCAGACAATGTAGCAGAAAAAGATGTGAATGATATGGCATACAGAATGTCAACTCGTAAGATTCAGAAGATGATTGATGATAATACTTTTAGTGGTTTAGAAGCAAAACTTAGATTTCGTGAGTGGAGAAAGATTTGATGTATAAACCACTACCAAAAGAAACAACAATAAAGAAATCCGACATCGAAGGGTTAGGTCTTTTTGCAACAGAAGATATTAAAGAGAATCATATATTTGGAGTATCTCATATTTTAGATTACCGATTTGAAAATAATTATATAAGAACACCTCTGGGTGGTTTTGTTAATCACTCCTCTGAACCAAATTGTGTGTTGCTTAAAATGTCAGCAATTCAAGGAGGGTTTTCATTGTCAGCAAAAAGAAATATCTCAAAAGGTGAAGAACTTACAACAAAATATTCTTTATATGAAATTGAGGAAGCAGATGAAAAAGATTGAAGTATTAGATAAAGGTCATGTTGAACTTGTGGATAGTATGGGTAATGACCTAACAGTAGTAAATTCTGCAAGGGTTTCTTTCTCGAATCACAAAGAAGAGTTTGAAGAGAAAGACGAAAAACTAATTCGTTATCTCGCAAAGCATAATCATTGGACGCCATTTGCTCATCCACAGATTACACTACGAATCAAGGCACCCATTTCTATTCGCACACAATTCTTTAAGCACAAGCAGGGGTTTGTGGAAAACGAAGTGAGTCGCAGATATGTTGATGAAGAACCAGAGTTTTACCATCCTCAATTTCGTAAACGACCAAGTAAAGGAATGAAACAGGGTAGTGATGGATTGTTAGAATGCAGAGATGGTGGTGGAGAGACATCAGGAGGATTTGCAACACACCCGTTATATAAATCATATGACCATTTGATGAATCAATCATTGAGAGTGTATGAAGATTTGATTGCATCGAATGTTGCACCAGAGCAAGCACGATTCGTTCTCCCGCAGTCTATGTACACGGAATGGTATTGGACGGGTTCTCTCGCAGCGTATGGGAGATTCTATAAACAACGCATTGATGAACACGCACAGTGGGAAATTCAGCAGTATGCAGAAGCAGTCGGAAAAATTATCGAACCTTTATTTCCAGTTTCATGGAACGAACTAACAAAATAGCATAAATAAAAACAAACCCTTCATTATGAGGAGAAGTGATAATGTCATTACCAACACCCTTTCAAGATTTTATTCATCTAAGTAGATACTCTAGATGGCAGGACGAAAAAGGAAGACGAGAAACTTGGGAAGAAACCGTTTCTCGTTACTTCGATTTTTTTGTAGAACATTTAGAAGAAAGCCAAAACTATAAAGTATCTAAAAAGGAAAGGGAAGAGTTGCAGAATGCAATCATTGACTTGAAGGTGATGCCTTCGATGAGAGCATTGATGACAGCAGGTGAAGCATTGAAGCGTGATCATGTTGCGGGTTATAATTGTGCATATGTAAGTGCGGGTAGGGTTCGTTCGTTCGATGAAATTCTTTATATTCTGATGTGTGGTACTGGTGTTGGTTTCAGTGTCGAAAGAGATTTTCTAGGAAAGTTGGCAACGATTGCCGAGGAGTTTGAAGACAGTGATACAACAATTGTGGTACAAGATAGCAAGTTGGGTTGGGCGAAAGCATACAAAGAACTCACATCATTACTCATTAGTGGTCAAATTCCGCAGTGGGATTTGTCGAAGGTTCGCCCTGCGGGGGAAAGACTTAAAACTTTCGGTGGTAGAAGTTCGGGACCAGAACCTCTGGATGATTTATTCAAATTCACAGTGGATACCTATAAGAAGGCTTCTGGACGAAAACTCACCTCTATCGAATGCCACGATATCATCTGTAAAATTGCGGAGATTGTTGTCGTCGGGGGGGTACGAAGAAGTGCGCTCATCTCGTTATCATCTCTTACAGATGAACGAATGCGGGAAGCGAAAACTGGTCAGTGGTGGCATGAAAACCCACAACGAGCATTGTCGAACAACTCAGTAGCATACAAAGAAAAACCAGAGATTGGTACATTCATGGATGAGTGGGTTTCACTCTACAAGTCCAAGAGTGGTGAGCGTGGTATCTTCAACCGTGATGCCGCAAAGAAAACAATTGAAAAACTTGGGGACCGTCGAGATCCCAATTACGATTTCGGTTGCAACCCATGTTCGGAGATTCTTCTTCGTGACAGAGAGTTCTGCAATCTTACCGAAGTGGTAGTCCGAAAAGAGGACACCGTTGAAACTCTCAAGGAGAAGGTGAGACTTGCAACAATTCTTGGAACATGGCAATCAACCCTAACAAACTTCCGATACCTTTCAAGTGAATGGAAAAATAACTGTGAGGAAGAAAGACTTCTTGGTGTTTCTCTTACAGGTATTATGGATAACGATTTGATGAATGGTAGAAAAGGTAAGGAAGTTCTTGCGTCCACTCTAGACTCTCTTCGAGAGGTGGCGGTTGAAACAAACAAAGAGTGGGCAAAGCGGTTCAAGATTAATCAATCTGCCGCAATTACATGCGTGAAGCCAAGTGGTACTGTATCACAGTTGGTTGATGCCGCGTCAGGTATTCACGCCCGCCACGCTGAGTATTACATTCGCACTGTTCGTGCGGATATCAAAGACCCATTGTGTAAGTTTATGATTGACGAGGGATTCCCTGCGGAACCCGATGTTATGAAACCAGAACACACGATGGTATTCTCGTTCCCAGTACACGCACCAAAGGGATGTGTGGTACGAACGGAGATGACAGCAATCGAACAACTCGAACACTGGCTTCTATATCAACGACATTGGTGTGAACATAAGCCAAGTGTGACTGTGAGTGTAAAGGAACACGAATGGATGGAAGTTGGTGCATGGGTGTATAAGCACTTCGATGAAGTAAGTGGAGTTTCATTCCTACCATATTCCGACCACAATTATCGACAGGCACCTTATCAGGATTGCACAAAGCAAGAGTATAAGGAATTGCTTAAAAAGATGCCAAAGAATGTGAATTGGGAAAAATTATCAGAATATGAGAAAGAAGATAACACTTCTGGTTCACAAACACTCGCTTGTAGTGGTGGCGCATGTGAAATCGTCGATTTAACTAACTAAAAAATATTAATTTTTATTTGACATATCCCGTTATCGTATTATAATGGGTGGTTACTTCTCACTTAGAGAATACAAAGTCACTATATAAGTGACATATTAAAACGAGTCGGAGTTGACTCACGATGCACAACGCATCAGCCCTCTAGCCGGGTTTAACTTAATTACAAGGAGAAAAGTTATGGCTAATTCAAAAGAGTGTCCTGCGATGGGATGCGGAAACGATGTAGTGACAAGCACACTACGAAAAGTAGGTGTTGGTCGTAGTATGATGATTACCCTTGCACTTCTTCCATTCTCATGGAACGGTGTTGTTTGGGTAGCAGATGCTGTTCAGTCCCTTTGGAACGCTGCAACCAGTGCAGTAGGAACTTGACTTCGGTTTTTCCGATTCAAGGAGGTATCCTATGAACAAGAAAAAGTGGACAATTTATGGAGCAATTGCGACCGCAATGGTATTGACATCATTTGCTCTTGCTGATGAACCTTCTTACGAAGACCTTCAAGCAAGACTCGATGCAGCCGAGGCACGCATTGCTGAACTAGATGCATCACGAGAACCAACTTGGTTGGAAACTCGTCGAAGTGAAGAAGTTCGTTCTCTCGTACAGGATGTTCTTGCTGATGCAGATACCCGCACAATGATGCAGGGTAATGCAAGTCCAATCACAGTTAATGTGGGTGGATTCGTTCAGTCCCGATACACTTATAACGGTGGTGGTGGTGTAGAAGCCAATCATGGTTTCAGCATTCCCCGTGCCCGTCTTATTCTCTCTGGTGATATTTTCGACTGGAGTTATAAGGTAAGTGGTCAGTGGTCCGATGGTGGAGACTTTACTCTCAAGGATGCGTATGCAGACTGGGGTGGTCTTCGTGTTGGACAATTCAAGTCACCATTCATGCGTGAAGTTCTCGTCTCACAGGTAGACACACTCATGACTGACCGTTCAATCGTGTCCAACCAGTTTGGTCAAGGTCGTTCGCAAGGTGTTCAGTATGGTCACGATTTCGGTAGGTTCGATGTCAAAGTCGCATACACCGATGGTTTCGATACTGCGAATGGTGCAGGTGTCCAGAATGGACAAGCATTCACAGGTAGAGCAACAGTTGATGTGCTTGACTGGTGGAATGTTGGTGCTGCCGTTTCATGGAATGATTTGGTAGATACAAGTTACACTACTTACACCTTTGATACTAAGGTATCAACTGGTGGCCTTGACTTGACTGCTGCCTATGTTGCTACCACTGGCGATGCCGGTGACAACTGGGGTACAACAGTTCAAGCAGGTTACATGTGCATGGAAAACTTCCAAGGTTTCGTTGCATATGAATACGGTGAACTTGAAGGTGTTGAAGAGAACCTAAGTGTCTTCACCGTTGGTGGAAACTACTGGTTTAACGATAATGTCAAGTGGACTACCGATTTCGGTTATGCACTCAATGGCATTAACGGTGCGTGGGACTTGGGTGAAACTGGCTGGAATGCTGGTGACTCAGGCGAGTATATCGTCCGTACCCAACTTCAGATTCAGTTCTGATTGAAGATAAGTCCTTAACTGGTCCTTGATGACCGGCACTTCATGCAACCCCCTGTCCTCGGATGGGGGGTTGTTTTTTATACATATAGAGTAATTACACGGAGAAATAGCATGTCAAAACACTTTAAAGATAATCTAGCAGAAACTGTTTTTCATATTTTGGCAGAAAGCCACTATAAAGGTAAAACTGTGATTGTTGCAGGCAAGAAAGGAATTGTCGGTAAGCAAGTAGGAAAAGATGGTGATACAGAGAACGATGAAATCTATAAAGTAAGATTTGAAGATGGGACAGTAAAGGATATTCCAGTCCGAGACATGGAAATCCAACAAGACGATAATAAGAAGACTGGTGAGAATGAAATGGAAGACTTGGTGAAAGAAGCAAAGACACCTCTCGTAATAACAGACCCTTCAAAGAGAGCAAGAAAAGAAACAACACCAGAAAGAGAGAAGCCTGGTAAGGATGTTCTCGTCCGCACTGGACCTGGTGGTGACTTCACAAAGGACATCAAAACCACAGATGTCAAGAAGGGTATGAGAGGCATTTTAGGTTTGTTCAAAAAGGAATCCGTTGAACTGGACGAAGCAAAGCCTGCCGATGGTAAAGTCACTGTAAAAACAAAGAGTGGTCATAAAGAGAAAGTTTCACAGGATGACTTGAGAGCAGGTGCAGATTTATTCGATACAATCAAGAACATCGTAAATACTGCCAACACTTCCAAAAAAAAAGTGAATGAGATAGCACTCCCCAATAAAAATAAACCAAAACCAAAAAAGGACAAGAGTGGAACCATGCAGGGTTTGATGAGTCCCGAAGAGAAAGGCACCAAAGTTGGTAAACTTTCTGAAGGTTCACTTGGTTATAAGAAAGCATTGCGAGCAAAGGGAAAGAAGAAAAAGGGAATGCGTTCTGGTGATGCGAAAGAAAAGGCAATGGATTTCCGTCGTGCCGCTTCAGAAGAACAAAAAAACAAAGAAAATCATCAGTTGGATGAAGCAGGGCCGCTCGCAATCCCCGCAGCCGCCGGTATTGGTAAAGGACTCATGTGGGGACTGACTGCTCTTGGTGTTGGTAGTGCAATATACCAAGGCTTAAAGGGAGACAAACCCAAAGGTTCTGGTGGGAGTCCATCAACTGGAGACTTGCAGAAAGATCGTGCAAGAGAAAGAAGAGCCGCAGGTGTTGAAAGAGCAAAACAAAGTGGTTCTATCTACCAAAGACCTGCATCCAAAACTACACCAAAGGATGCATTTCATAGAGTAACTTCTGGGACTCGACACCTACGAAAACCAAGAATCCCACAATCATCGATAGGTGCAAGGTCTAGATTGAGAGAACAAGTAGAAATTGTTGAATCATCTGCACTCGCTGGAAGAGCATTGGGAGGACTAGCAAGAGGTGGCAGGGCACTTGGACAACAAGGTGTTCGTGGAAATCTGACTGCAAGATTAGCAAGAACAAGAGCATTCAGGGATATGGCTGCTAGACTCAAAAAGAAAGGTGCAGGAAAGACAGGACTTAAAAAGTTTGCAAGAGATAAAAGTGTCATTCCTCTAGCAAAAGCAAGTGGTGCAAAAGTTCAGAAAGCAACAACTAAACCAATCAGTGGTGGAAAAGCATCAAAAGCAAAGAAGGCATCAAAATCAGCAGCGACTGGTTTAAATCTTAAAGATATTCCTGTAGGAAAGATAATGATGTATCCGGGTATGCCGGGATTTAATTTCGCAATGGATGCGGTAAGGGGAACTACAAAGGCTATTGCTTCACCATTTACAGGAGCAAGAGAAAGACGAGCATCCGCCGCTGCATATATGGAACAGAAATCAAACGATGGGGAATAATATTTAAATAGTAAGTTAATTAAGAAATAATACCCTTCCCCCAGAAAACCTCCGAAAGTTTCGGAGGTTTTTTGTTATTTTTAGCCATTTCTCTTATACATATTATACAGAATGGCTCTTAGGACAATTTCATATTTATTAGCAACTTTGTTATGTTTGTCGGGTTGCATTGCAACTCACACTACGACTGTTCCACAACAAAAAATCACAAAACCAACACCAAAACCACCAGGTCACTTTACATACCTGTTGAGAGATTTATGGCCAGATCCGTATAAGTTTGTTGGTTCTATTAATTTTTCAGAAGACGATAAATTAATTGGGACAGGAGTTCTAATTGAATCAAATTTAGTGTTAACTGCCGCACATGTACCAGAAGGCAAAGAAGATTTGGTTTGGGTTGAATCTGATGGAGATAGGATTTGTATAGAAGAGATAATATACTATCCGAATCATGTAGAGAATAATTATTCTAAACATGATATAGCCATTATAGTTCTTGAACAAGACTCGGATGAGATTCCCGTTGAGTTGGTAAATCCAAATTCAGATTTTATTTACAAGAGGATGCCTCTTACCACAGTGGGGCATGGTCATGGAATTAAGAGATACAGTAACCCTAGAACCTTCTGGTACTACGGTAGACTCATCTCTACGCCACAGTTCATGATCATGCTCCCACTCAAGGCATCGATTTGGTTTGGTGACTCTGGTGGTGCTGTTTTAACACCAGAAAATAAACTTATTGGAATAATGGCATACTTTAGTGTAACTGATGGAAAGATATTTGAAAACGGATGTGCAAGTATTGAATACTATAAAAATTGGATAGAGGAGATAAAAAATGAACGATTACTGGAAACAGTGGATAAATAATAAGGTGTATCTATTGTCAACACCAACTGGTGCTATCGTAGGTGGAGCATCATTCTTAATCGGAATACTAATAGGAAAACTTATACTTCAAGGATTATAATGTTAACAACGAATACAGAACTAGCATTGGAATTTTTATTACTAGTAACATTGATATTGCTAACCTGTCACATGGAAAAGGATCAAGATAAATAGTTGTAGGAGGTTCTAATGATACTTGCAGGAATAGACTACAGCATGAGAAGCCCAAGCATTTGTGTGTTTGCAGGCACAGAGAAGGAAGCATTTACATATGATAGATGCAGATTTTATTTCTTAACAGACACGAAGAAGTATGCTGATTACTTCTTAACAAACATACATGGTTCTCGATTCCATGATTGGAATTCTGAATACCAGAGGTACAAAAGCATAGCAGATTGGGCAATGGACAATCTACAGGGGTGTGATCACATCGCACTTGAAGGATATTCATTTGGTTCAAAGGGTAAAGTGTTTCATATAGCAGAGAACACTGGCGTTTTAAAGTATAAAATACACATGAGTGGGGTTCCACTAGAGGTAGTTCCTCCCACCACGATTAAAAAGTTTGCAACTGGTAAAGGTAATGCAGACAAGTCGATGATGCATAAGTCATTCAAAGACGATACTGGTATTGATTTGAAAGAAGAAATTACACCAGATAAATCAACTGTGGATAACCCAGTGTCAGACATAGTTGACTCTTACTTCATCTGTAAATATCTACACGATAAAGTTCTCGGTTCTTATACTTTTTAAGAGTCTTTCTTGAATGTCTTGAAAACAAGAACAATCGCTGCAAGAACACAAATCAACCACACAGTAATCCACATGCCATTATGTGATACTGTTTCTGTTGTTTGTGATACTTGTTGTGGTATTTTTCCTACTGGTGTGGTTGATTTAACTTTAATCGCATCACTACATCCAGTTAAAAACAAAATCATAAGTAAAAACAGTTTGTTCATGTTGAAGCCTTTCCAGCCGCATTACCAAAGTAGAATCCTACGATGGTTAAAAGAATCTGTCTGTTCTCTTCGGTGAACAGATAACCATATACCTCTTGGAACTTGATGCTTGTATCACCACCAAAGAGACCAAGGAACGAACCACTCTTCTCTGTTACTTCTACTACTGTAGGAATGTCAAAGAATGGAAGAATGAATGGTGCAAGTATTGTACCGAACAATATGGTAACAACAATTATTCTTCGTATAATCTTACCTGCATCTACACTCACTCGTTTGACGGCGCTGTCAGCACTTTCGTCCTGTCTCTTGGACTGTGCCATTGCTCTCTCGAACATTTCTTTCTGATCTTTTCGTTTCTCTGCCCAGAATCTAAATAGGAATCC